ATCGGTAACCCTGAGCACCTCGGCCGCTGAAGTTGCGACAACCGCATTCGGATCGTCGGCTGTGACTCGCGTGTCCGGCTTGATTGACAACTCAGTGACCTTGTCGGTTCACAACGACTACAACGCCATTGACGGATTGTTCTTCCCACTCGTCGGCTCAACCGCAGTCACGATGATTGTGAAGCCAAACGGAACTGCTGCTGCTTCGTCGGCCAACCCTTCGTACACGTTCTCGGTTCTCGTAACCGAGTGGACACCCGTGAACGGTGCAGTTGGCGAACTTGCCACCGCAGACGTCACGTTCCCAATCTCGGGCGCAATCACCAAGAGCGTCGGCGCCTAGTTCTAATCACTTCACCCTGCGGAGGTAATACATGAAGATTGCACTCATTGTCCGAACGACAACGGAGTCACGCAAAGCATTGTGTGAGTTTGCCGACTTCGTCAAATACGAAGAAGTCCACAACGTCTCAATGGCAAACATTGAAACAAACTTGAAGACCCGCGACCTCGCATGGTTCGCATGGCATTCAGAGAAGCGTCGCAAGGTCACGACACTGAACTTTGATGATTGGTGCGGCACCATTGAAGGCATCGACATTGACACGGGTGAGGAACCGATAGTCCCTTTGGGGAGCAGTCAGCCCACTGGTTGATCGCCTACCTGGCGGTTGAGACGGGCATCGCCCCGTCGGTGTTGCTGACAGAGTCACCGAGAATGCTTTACACGATGAGCGCATACTTGCGTTGGAAGCATGTGAAGCAGAATCCGAACACGACCTACAATCGTTGACATGGCTTTGTCATCATCATCAAGTGGTAAAGTCACCATCGGTCGTGGTGCTGAGGTTGCATTCATTGCACCAGGTCTCCTTCAGTTCTTGAAGGAAGCATCACAAGCGTCGGATCGGTTCAATGGCGAGATGCGCAAAGCAGCTCAACAAGTTGCTCAGATTGTTGTTGACCGGGCGAAGGTGAACGCCAATCAGCAACCACCGCACGGCAAACCCAGAGAAGGTTCCTCTGGTCATTCTCAGGCCAGCCAAGTTGTTAGAGGGTTACGTGCTCGAAGCGACCGTATTCCGACCATCAAGCTTGACAGCAACAAGTTGTACACATCAAAGTCTCGGTCAAACAAAGGTCGTGGACTGGGTCAGTTGGGGCCAGCCAGGTTCGGTGCTGGAGTATCGTCACCGTATCGGGGCTTTGACCGTAAGGTCACCTATGGCGACGTGTTCTTTGGTGCTGAGTTCGGTGGTCGTAGACGCAAGACCACTCAACAGTTCCTGCGCCATCGTGGCCGTCAGGGCTACTTCTTTTGGCAGGCCGTGCGAGACAGCAAGGGCACCATCGCCACCGAGTATTTGGCAGCCATTGACACGGTTCTCAAGAAGCTTGCTCCTGGGGCTGACTGACGCTACGCTGACATCCGAGGAGCCCGCCATGTTTCCTGAAATCCAGTTAGACAACGTCCGTGCTGTTCGCTTTGACTTCGTCAAGGCAGTCGTCCCGAAGCCACTCGCAGAGTCGTGGGCGCATCTTTCAGCACAGTTGCTTGTCAGCAAAGAGACACGCAAGAAAGACCGTCGCGCACTTTGGTCGCCAGTCATCTACGCACCCGGCACCACCCGAGCCAACCGCAACGTCGACGCCGTGACATGTCTGGTGGTTGACATGGACGGTGAAGCCTTCGACCATGCACGTCTGGATGGCTTGGAATACATGGCATACACCACTTGGTCGCATCGCCCAGGTGATGAGCATTGGCACTTGGTGCTGCCACTCAAAGACCCTGTGCCAGCAGATCGTTGGGCTGAGGTGTGGACTTCGTTGCATGAACGCATCAACGTCGTTGGCGACCCTGCGACCAAAGACCCGGCACGAATCTTCTACCTGCCACAACATCCGCAAGGCTCAACACCGAGTCGTCGTATCGGCCACGGTGCGTTGCTTGATGCCGGGTTGGGTGAGGTGTTCATTGCACCTCGGTTGCGTGTTGCTCGGATGCCGAAGGCTGCACAGAACTCGAAGCGTCACTATGCGTTGACCGAGGAGTGGTGGACTGAACCTGCCGACTTGTCGCGGTTTGTTGGGTTGACCCAAGACCAGGTTCATAGTCGTCTGCGTGCCGAGTGGCGGGAACTCACAAAAGACATGGTTCGCTAACAAGTAGAATCGGCAGTCATGGCCGTTACACGTGACTTCCTAGTCAAGCTCTTTGCCGACCCGAAGCAAGTCATCTCGGCGTTCAAAAAGGTTGCAGGCGAAGCCAACGATACGTTCGGCAAACAAGGACTCGGCGGCAAGCTCACAAGTCTGCTGCCTTCATTCAAGACGGTTGGGATTGCAGGCACAGCAGCATTCGGTGCTGTCACCGCTGCAGCAGGGTTCGCTATCAAGGCCGCTGCTGAGGATGCCGAGTCGCAAGCCCGTCTTGCTCAGGCGTTGAAGAACACGTTTGGTGAGTCTGAGGCTTTGGTTACTGAGACTGAGAAACTCATCACTCAGTTCTCGCAGAGTGCTGCGGTTGCCGATGATCAGTTGCGTCCAGCCTTGGGCACACTCATCACCGCGACGGGTGACTTTGCAGAGTCGCAGAAGTTGTTGTCCTTGGCGTTGGACATCTCTGCCGGTACGGGCCGTGACTTGGAATCGGTGACGATTGCATTGGCTCGTGCCAGCCAGGGCACGTTCACACAGTTGACCAGGCTGGGCGTGCCACTCGATGCTGGTGCAGTCAAGACAAAGAACTTTGCTGCAGTCACCAAACAACTCGGTGAAGCATTTGAAGGGCAAGCAGAAGCGAAAGCCGATTCGGCTGCCGGTAAGTTCCGTGCGTTCGGTATTGCCGTTGACGAACTGAAAGAACAGTTCGGCACATTGCTGTTGCCGACCGTCATCCGATTCACAGAGTTCTTGACAGACAGACTTGTTCCAGCAATCTCATTGGCAGTTGACCAGTTCCAAAGCTCTGGCGTGAGGGCAGGATTCGCCTACTTCGTTGCCGCATTCGGTGACACAGGCAAAGCAGTCATTGACATTACTCGCCGAGTCGCATTGTCAATCGTTGAACTAGGAGGTCATGCACAAAAAGTTGCAGGCTTCATAGCCCTTTCGTTGGCACCAATCATCGGCCCAATCAACGCTTTCAGATTGTTCAACAAAGTCTCCGAAAGTTCTGCTGCGGCTGCGAGTGAAGTGAACCGTGCGTTTGACGGGTTCGCTGCCTCGGTTGACTACGCCCGCAACAAGCTCGACATCATCGGGCGAGGACCGTTGGACACCGTTGAACGCAAGTTGGCTGCCGTCACCACCAACGCCAAAGGTTCTAGGACTTCACTCGACGACTTAGGTGACGAGGCTGGCAAGACCGGTAACAAGGTCAAAGATGCTGGCGACAAAATCAAGACCGTTGAGCAACGCCTCTCCGAGTTCACCAGCGCATCAAAGAAAGCGAAGTCCGCTTCGGATGCGTTCGGTCGAAGCCAGAAGAACGTAGAGAAGGCTTCGCTGTCCGTTGACGACGCCACCCGGGCGGTTGCCAAAGCCCAGCAAGAACTCTTGGCAGCACAGTCAGCGGGAAGCCCAGCCGAGATTGAGGCTGCTCAACGCAAGGTGGCCGCTGCCGAACGTGGCTTGGCCCGATCCAAGTTCGGAGTTGAAGAGTCAATCATCGCAGTCAAGGATGCTGAGAAGGCACTTGCCGCTCTTCGTGCCAACCCAGAAGCATCGGCAGAGGAAATACGCAAAGCAGAAATTGATTTGGCTGAAGCACAGTTTGATGTCGCTGACGCTCAAGACAGTTTGATTGACCAGACCACAGACTTAGAAGAAGCCCGTCGCCTTCTACGCATTGAGACCGTCGGCCTCCGTGAAGGTGACGAAGAACTGGTGCCATTCCAAGATGCGGTCACGACAGCACAGATTGCTGGCAAGGAAGCAGCCGATGAACTGACCCAAGCAATCGCAGATCAGGCAGAAGAGTTGAAGGAATACACAATCGCGTTGGCTGAACTTGCCAAGGTGCAGGCGTTGTTCCCAAAAATCTCGGCTGCCAACCCAGTCACCGGCTTGGTGCCTGTCGTGCCTGCTGCCAGTTCGCAAGGCAACGGCGGCGGTGGCTACGGGGACGAGTTACGCAATGTCAACATCACCGTGGACACAGCCATCGTGAATCGGTTGCAGGTTGCGCAGGAGATTCAGGACTATCTTGACATCTTGGCGCGTTCTAAAGGTCTTTACGCGGTCTAACCGATGGCGAAAACAGCGTTATGGGGTCAGACCTACAAGATTCTGTTGGACACTGGACTTCTCCAGGATGCGTTCACACTTGATACCTCGACGCTGAACGGCACCGATGTGCTTGATGGGAGCACAGATTTTGCTGACGTCACCGAATACGTGCTCAGCGTAGGAATCCAGCGTGGCCGTTCAAACCAGTTGAACTCTATGAATGTCGGACAGGCAACTATCGTCCTGGACGACAAAGCGTCAGGTCGTTCCTTTGACCCGGCAAACACGGCATCCCCATACTTCTTGGGAACTTCTGGTATCGCTCCACGACACTTCGTGCAAATCTATGGTGGTACCGCAGGACAAGAACCGTTATTCATTGGCCGTGTCAACGACCTTGACATCGACTACCAGCAGCCAGACAACTCGTTCGCCCTCGTCACTTGTGTTGATGACCTGTCATCGTTGGCTCGCACCAACCTGATCGGGTTCAACCCTTCAGCACAGCTCTCGTCGGCTCGCATCAACACCATCCTTGACCGCCCCGAAGTTGCGTTCAGTACCGCAAACCGCGACATCCAAACAGGTATCGCAACACTCGGCACCGTCGCCTATGACGCCAACACCAACGTCAAGTCGGCAATCGACGCAGTTGTGTTGGCTGAGGATGGGCGGTTCTTTGTGAACCGTGGCGGTACGGCAGTCTTTCAGCCTCGTGTATCTTTCTCGTTCGGTACCGCTGACGTTGAGTTCAGTGACACGGTCGGCCCTGAGATTGCCTATCAGCAACTGTCGGTTGGCTATGGGGCTGAGACGCTTTACAACAGTGTCCAGGTTGGAGTGCAAGGGTTTGCAGTATCCACAGCCGTTGACTCAACATCAACATCCCAGTTTGGTATTAGTAACCTCAGTTTGAATGATGTGCCGTTGAATGGTCAGGCTGCCGGGGATTCGTTGGCTGCGAACCTGCTCGCCAAATACAAAGACCCCGTGTTCCGATTCAACGAGATTGGGGTGACGTTGAACGGGTTGAGTTTGGCTGATGCCCAAGCCGTGTCTACGCTTGACATCGGTGACCTGGTTGCAATCACTAAGACATACACGACTGGGTCTCCT